ACCTTTCCGACCGCGTCACCGGTCTTGTCGCCCAGGATCCAGCTGGCGACTGTGGGTGCGATGCCCAACAGCAGCGGAACAAGGGGCATCATGCGTCCTCCAGGACAACGCCGAGCGCGGCAAGGGTCCCGGGGCCAGCGACGCCATCCGCCATCAGTCCTCTTGCCTTCTGGAAGGCAACGACGGCCCGCTCAGTGACGGGCCCAAAGTCGCCGTCAGCGACGACACCAAGAGCGGCCTGCAGCTTCTTGATGCTATCGCCCTTCTCGCCTTTCACGAGGATGCCATCGGCGTCCGCTGGTGTGAGTTGGGAGAAATTAGCGACCGGCGTGTCCGGTGGCCGCCACCACTCGGTGATGCGATTGGCCCAGCCCGTCGCGAAGATGGCCTGAGAATGGTCGTTGCCGATGATGCGGAGGAAGTTGTCCAGGCGCTCGCAGATCAGCGGCCAGAACAGCTTAGCCTGGTCGACCGTGCCAAGCTTCTGCGCCCCCAGTACGACCATCAGCGCTTTGACTGCGCGGCCGGTACCGCTGTTGACCGCATAGTCGAACAGGAACTCGAGCACCTTGGGATCCGTCACTCCCTCCAGACCGCGGAAGAACACGGCGCGGTAGATCTGCCTCGCCTCCGGGATCGTCAGTGTCTCCACCTCGGCCGGGGGCACGGCATAGCCACGCCATGACGAGAGGGTAGCCTGGGTGATGCCGTACTTCGTCGGTCCGCCCCGGTCGGCCGGATGGTTCGAGTATCCTGCCTCGCGGCGGATCACGTCGGTGATGAGATTGTCGATTGCGTCGCTCATGGTGTGCCTCCGATCTTGTGCAGCTTGTCGAACAGCGCCCAGAGCGCGGCGACGGCCATTGCCATGACGCCGCCGACCTTGAGCGACAGCCACAGCGCGCCCTTGCCCATGTCGGCAATGCTCGTGAGGTGATCGAGCTTGCGCTCGATGGACTTCAGGGACTCCTGCTGGCCGGCCACGATCTGCTCGACCTTCGCCAGCCGGTCGCGCTCTTCCAACGTCATGGTTCTCCGCTCCTTTGGTGCTTACCTGGCCGCGTCTCAGGACTGAGCGACATCGATCAGCCCCAGCCGCGATCGGCGACGAAGGCGTATTTCCAGTTTCCGGCGGTCACGGACGCAGTGGTGATGCCAGAGGTGCGGATGGTCACGACATAGCCAGCGCTCTGGCCCAGCTGAATGCCGATGAGCTTCGACGTCGTCACGACGGGCATCGGGATGTAGAGCGTACTGTAAGCCGAAGCGTGCCCCTCGGTGATCTGGTCGCCGGCGGAGTAGCCATGCTCCGGCGTGACGTTCTCGACGATGAACTTGGCCACGTTCGGCTTGATGCCGAGATTGTGGTTGGCCGAGGTGAATGTGGCGGCTCCCGGAAGTGTTGTGGTGAAGGCCGAGACGAAGCGGCCGTTGTAGGCATAGGCTATGGTGCTGATGACGCCACTGCCGTCCGTGGCGGCCTCGCCGACCATGACGACGAAGGCCTCGGCCGCCGTGCTGCCGTTGCCGAGATAGCCCTTCATCTCGCCGATGTTGAAGGTGAACTGGCCGTTGGCTGTGCCGGGGGTGCCGCCCTCCTGGTAGACCGGCGCGAGGACGGTGCTACCGGGCGTCAGCGCGCCGTCGGCGCCGACGGCCACATAGAGGAAGTTCGGCGTCGCGGCAGGGCGACTGGCCGTGAGACCGGTCCATTGCAAGTTCGCCAGGCTGACGCCGACGCGATCGTTCGGCCGGCCCTGCCAGTCCCAGCCGTTGGCCGCCGTGGCGACGAAGCGTGCCGTGGCAGTCACATTCTGCATCGTCAGGCTGAGCGCACCGTTGGTCGAGGGCAGGAACGTCGGCAACCCCGCGCTCGAGACCGGGCCCGCGGCGACAGTCTGGCGCCGGCCGGTGCGCAGCGCTGGCACTGGGTTGAGGTAGGAAACGCGCCAGGTGTCGCCGGGCTCATCCCATTCCACATCGAAGCGGACGCCGCCCGGGATCCTTTTGATCGCACCATCGGCGCCACCGTCGATGCCGTCGCCGGCTGCCGGCGTCAGCACGATGCCATACTGGCCGGAGCTAAGGCCAAGGCCGCCGACCTTGAAGCCGTGTCCCACACCGGCCGCGTCATGCGCCGGCAGCGTGAAGGTGCGATCGGCGGCGGCATTGTTCTGGGTGAAGACGCCGCCAATGTCGGCTGCGGCAATCGTCTTGTTCGCAGCACCGATGGCGGTCCAGGGCCTGCGCGCATCGGCAAAATACGCATCCTTCGCAAAATCGTAGACGCCGATCCGCGTGTTCGTGGCGACGCCGGTGGCCAGCCGGTCGATCCACGAGACGGCAAGGCCGGCGGCATGGTCCCACCAGCGCGCGCCGGTGCGGACCCACCACGGGCGGGCTGCCGCCAGGTTGCCGGCGATCAGCCCCGACAACACGTCGGCCGAGGCGATCGAGAAGACGTAGTAGACGTCGGACGCCTGCCAATCGATCGCCGAGCCTGCGTTGCTGCTCTTCCTGACCGTGCGCGTGAGCGTCCGCGGCGGCCCGATGGTGAGCGTCCCGGTGCAGAACTCCCACTTGGTCTTGGCGAGGTTCGACACGAAGTAGGCAACCGTGTCGCCGTCGGCAAAATCCTGCGCGAAGGTCCGCGAGTAGCCCACGGCACCGACAAGCGTGTAGCTGCCGGTCCCCGTGGTCGACGAGGACTCCATGACCGAATCCGCAAACATCAGCGCCTCAGAGTTTTTCGACGAGGGTGAAGGTAAAACCCCACATCATCCGGCCGTTCAGGAAGAGCGGCCGTGGGGTGAAGTCGTGGCTGCCGGTGACCAGGAGCCCCTGCATTGACCAGGTATGGAAGCGGGCAAGTTCTCCGGGGTCGAGGCAGCAGATCAGGTCGCCCGCGAGACCATGCAGCCGGGCGAACTGCATCGCGCCATCATGGGCCTCGTCCTGATCCATCGAACCGAAAGGCAATACGAAACGCCGCTTTCGGTAAGGCCGGGGATCGGTGAAGGTCTGACCGTAGGGCGTCTGCTCCTGGACATCGTCCGGCATCCAGCCGACCGCGCCGCTAAAATCGCAGTTGAGCGAAGGTTGGAAAGAGACACCTAGCACCAGGCGCCCGGCTTCGAGATAGGTCGTGGTCGGCGCAGGGTCGGCGAGATCGACACGCCAGTAGCGATGGTCGCCGCTGGAAGTCCAGCGGACCAGGGCAAGGTGGTGCGCCCAGGCCGCGTCCGTGGGCTTCACGCCGCCGGCCCACACGCTCTGCCAGCCAGTATCCGAGGCCGCCGTGCCCCCGACGTCGGCCAGGGCCGCGTATCCCCTTACCCGCCACAGACCGGCGCCGCTCAGATTATGGCCGACGAGAGCCGCCGCATTGCAGCCAAGCCCCGACGCCAGGGTGATGTCGATGTACTGCCCGACGGTCGAGGTCGAGCGCCACTTCTTGCTGGGCTCCGGGCTCTGCAGATTGGTCACCGGGAGCGTCGTGACGGCAGTGCTGGCCATCAGGGTGGCCAGGTCGCTATCGCGCGGCGACAGCAGCAGGAGGCGCTCGGCCGTGCCAGTGGGGATGACATAGGGCGCCACGGCGACCGGCAGCGCACCATAGGGATATGGCAAGGTCATGGGCGGCGTCAGGCGTCGGCGGGATCCAGTGCGGCCGGGAACGCCGGATCGGCACTGTCCAGTCGCGGCAGCGCCACCAGGAACTCGGCGTGCATCGCATAGGCCGGATGATCCAGCACGCCAGCCGGCAGGATGAACACACCACCCTGCCGTTCGATGGGCTCCAGTGCATACGGCGGCGACGCCGGACCGCGCACATGGGCTGCCTGGTCGGCGGTGAGGACGATGAACACCGGCATCAGACGTTTGCCCCCACGGCAGTGGCCCACGCCTGCACGGCGTTGTACTGCGCCAGCTCCTGCGCCGCGCTGAGGGTGGCGCCCACCGCCATGAAGCCGATCGACGTGGCGCGGGGCGCCGTAAAGACGCCCGCGTTGTTGTATCCGCCGACAAAGATCGGGACGACGGGCAGACTTGCCGAGCCGAACGCCGTTGGAGCGACGGATTGCACCATGGCAACCCCGTTCTTGTAGCCGTAGCTGTTGGCACCGGACGCCGCATCGCGCGAGCCGGCCGTGTAGCCGGCGCTGGTCGCCGCGGGGAGCGTGTAGGTGCCGGAAGAGGAGTTGGTGTCGAGATAGGCCACGCTGCCATTGCGCGGACGCACACGGAGGTTTCTGTTCGAGCTCGAAGTGGTACCTGCCGCGTACGTGTTGCCCGACAGATTGTCGCGCAGATAGACCGCGAGTCGAAAGTTGTGCGTGCTCGCCGCGATCTTGTTCGTCGAGGGAATGAATCCGGTGTTCAGGTACCTGGATGTACCGTCGGTCGCAAAATGCCGGCGGGCCGTGAAGACCGGTGCATTGACCAACGTCACGGTGCGCCGCTGCTTGAGCGACACGGTCGCCTGGATCAGGTTCTCGCCCCAGAACGGCCAATAGTCGTCGGTCAGCGGCCAGGCGCCGCTCGCCTTCTCGTCCGCCACGAACCGCGACGCGATGGACAGGATGGCAACGGAGACGCTGCCGCCGGCGGCGATGATGGTGTCGCGCCATGACAGTACGTCCGCGTCCACCTGCCCCATGACGCCGAGGCGGCGGGCAATCGAACTCATCGTGGCCCCTCGCCTAGTAATTCTGCGCGACGATCGACATCAGCCACGTCGTGCCGCCGTCGAAGGTCACGAAATTGAGCAGATCGCGTGTGCCGTCGGTGCTGGACGGCGTGTAGGTGCCGTTCAAGGCGGTGACGCTGCCTGGCATCGTCACGGTGCGGGCAGTGCCGTCCGCGGTAAATTCCACCGTGAAGCCCGAGGCAAAGCCTGGCAGCGCGTTGGCGATGGTGACGCCCGTCACGTCGGCGTTGAGCGCGACCTTGTGCACGGTGCCCAGCAGAAGATCGACCGTGAGCGCGCCTGCGGAGATGGCGGGCGTGGCGACCGCTTCGAGAGAGCCCAGGAGGGTGAGCACGGCCGCCGGCGCCACGAGCGAGATCGTCTTGGTGCCGGCCGAGAAGGACACGGCGGCACCGGTGCTGGATTTGAGGGGGGCGGCGCGCGCGATGCTGCCGGCGCCGGCACTGGCGTAGGTGCAGAGCGCAATCTCCCATTCGGCAGCCGTCGCGTGCTCAATCAGACCCCAGAAGGTGTCGCCGCTGGCAAAGCCGGCGCCGGACAGGGACAGCATCTTCGACGTGGCGCCCGCGAGCGTGAGCGCGCCCGTTCCGGTGCTGGTCGTCGTCTCCTGCACGCGGTCGAGTATCCTGTGCGCCATTCGCTATCCCCATAGATCGAGCGCGACAGACTTCGACGAGGCGAAGCTCATGCCGACACAAATGAACTTGCGTGCGCCGGCCCAGCCGTAGCGCGTAAAGCCGTAGATCTGGATCACCTTGCCCAGCAGGTTGGCGAAGGGATCGCAGGGCACCGTGACCCGCCACCGCTCGCGCCGGCTTCCCATGACGCGCTGCTGCCGCGCCGCCTCGGCATGGGCTGACGCCTCCAGCGAGAAGCCGCCGCTCACATAGACCGCGGCCGCCGTGGGCCAGAGGCTCGCCTGGAAGCCGTCGGACGAGCTGGCAAAGCGTTCGGTGCCCCGATAGGGGAGCGCCGCCGCCGCATCGACGGAGCCCGCCAGCCGGCTGGGATCCTGCGGCATGTAATTGCGCTGCCAGCCGACATAGGTTGCGCGACGGGGCGCCTGGTAGGTCTGCATCATCTGCGGCTCCGAGGTGCCGAAGTCCTCGGGGTAATGAATGGTCAGCACCGGCGACCGCGTCGGTTCTTCCAGAAAGCCCATGGCGAGGAGGCCGTTTGCCCGTACCGCCCACCAACCCAGGCATCCGGCCATGACCTCGGTCAGGGCCTCGGCCTTGCTGATTGCGTCCTTGAAGTAGAAACCCACCGTGCCGGCCTGCTCCTGCTCCATGTAGTTCAGGGCCGCGAAGTCGATCTGGGCATCGGAGAGCGCGATCGTGCCGCGACCGGTGGCGATACGCCGGGCGATCTGGCCTCGCGTCGAGGGATAGGCCTGGCCGTTGATGGTGTCGTTGTCGCCGCGAAGGTCGGCGGTGAGCGCATAGACGACCGCCGAGCCCAGCCGGATCAGACCTAGCGCCAGGCAGGTGGCAAACTTCGCGGCGGGCACGGTTGCCGCCGCCAACGATGTCCAGTCGGCATAATCCGCATCGAAGACGAGGGCGACGCCGCCGTCCCGCACGGCGTCCACCGCCAGAATCGAACTGCAGGACAGCTGGAAGATCAGCAGCGCGGCACTGACCTGTGTCGGCTCGCAATTGTAGACCGGCCCGACGGCATAGGGCTTCATCTGGCCGGCAATGGAGGCATCGCCGTCGGCGCCGCCGGTGCCGCCGTAGCGCAGGCCATGCAGCTCGGCCGCGGCCAGTTGCCAGCCGAGGTCGCGCAGCCTGATCTCCTTGCGGCGCTGGTCGTAGAGCAGGCCATTGGTCGTGAGCCGGCCCACCACCTCGAAGGTCGAGAACGCCGCCAGCGGGTTGCCGCGCAGGATATCGAGGCTGGCGCCGTCCCAGGCGAGGTCGATCAACCCGTCCAGCTCACCATCAGGGTCGACCAGGGTAATCGCGCCGACGCCGCCCTTGCCGCTGGGCGAGGGTTCTATGCCGTCGAACAGGCTGATGCCGTAGTTGATGGGACCGTTCAACTTGCCCGGCACGTAGGTATTGGCCGGCTCATCGTCGGGCGCCGTCGAGCGGCCGAGCGAGGCCGCCGGATAGATCGCGACGCGGGCGCCGGGCCACTCGACCTGGAACGGCGTCGGCCAATCGATCATGCCCGAGGGATACGGACCGCCGCCGCAGAGCACTATGTTGGTGCCGGGATCGGCTGGCGCGGCGCGCAGCAGGTAGGATAGCCCACGCGCCGACTGCAGGTCGACGGCATCGGCGCCGACATCGACCGGGAACTGCGTCAGCGTAGGATAGTCGACCGTCCCCGAGGGGCCGGGGAAGCCCGTCAGGTAGATCGTGCTGGCCATGTAGCCGTTCCTCTCAGCCGTTCACCGCGCGGCGCAGCAGCAGGTCGTTGGTCTCGGAGAGCTTTGCCATCAGGGCCGCGATCTGCCGGCTCTGCTCGGAGACGACGGACTGAAGCTGGGCGACCTGGGCGACGGCCGCCTGCGGGGCGCCGTTGTTGTCGTTCGGCGCCGAGCTGGTCGTGCTGCCGCCGCCGGTGATCTGCGACTGGATGGTCAGCAGATCGTCGAGGATCTGCTGCTTCAGCGCCTCGTAGTCCGGACCGCTCGCATAGTAGGACTGGGCCGCCTGCGCGAAGGTCGTGCCTTCGGCCGCTACGCGCGCGATGGCGCTGCTGTCGCCCGAACGGGCCTGTGCGACGGTGGCCTGGTAGGCCGCCCGTACGCCCGTCAACATGGTGGTGGGCGAGAGGTTGGCGAGGTCGCCCAGGCTGAGACGCCGGATCGCGTCCTCCAGCTGCGAGATCGCGCCGCCATAAAGCTGATCCTTCAGCGCGGCTTCCCGGCGCAGCAGGGCCTCGGCGATGCGGGCCTGGTCGACGATCACGTCGGTGTGCTGGCTGATGTAATCGATGTTCGCCATGATCGACTGCTTCTCGTCTTCCCACGCGCGCAGACGGGCCGCGATCGGATCGATGAGATTATCGACATAGTCCTGGCCGAGGCGTTCGGTCGCCTTCTTCTGCTCGGCCTCGATCGGCGCCCGGGCAAGCCCGAGCTTCGTCGCCTTGTCGGTCATGTCGCCGAACTGCTTCTCCAACTCACGGAACTGCGTCTTGACGGTCAGCGCGCCCTTGCCGAGGCGCTCGTAGACCTCATCGACGAAGACGATGCTTTCGGCGGTCTCCTTGATGCCCATGGAAGCGGCGCGCATCGCCTCCAGCGCGGTCTTCGTCGTCGACGAGATCTCGCCGACGGCGCCGGACAGGATCGACCGGATCGCCACCTGGGCGGCGCCGGTGTCCATCATGTCGTCCATGTTCATGCGCCAGGCTTCCTGGCTGCCCGTCTCCGGGTCGACGAGGTGCGTGGCGTTGCTGGTATAGCTCCAGTCCTTGCCCTGGGCGGTCCAGGACGAGGCGTTGAGCCCCCAGACCTTGCTGGCATCCGTAACGCCGCCGAGAAGGCCGAACACCGAGTCAATGCCGCCCGTCAGGCCACGGAGCGCGCTTTCCGACTGGCCGCTATTGGCGTTCGGCCCCCAGGCACCGCCGGTCGTGAACCAGTTGCCGTTGCCGTAGTGCAGCGAGGCGTTCGTCGAACTGTGCGTCCGGGTGTTGGACTCTCCGAAGATGGCGGGTGCGAACTGAGACAGCAGCGATATCGCCATGCCGACCGGCTGCAGGCCGGGCACCAGGGACACGGCGCCGCCGACCATGCTGCCGAATGCCGGCGATGGTCTGGCCGGTGCTCCTGGAGTTCGCCAGCTGATAGGCGCCCATGCCGATACCAGCGGCGGCGCCGATACCCTGCAGAGGCGTGATGCTCCAGGTCGACGGGTTCCACATGCTGGGCGACAGCGTTGGAACGCCCTGCATCGCCGACGGCGATATCCCGGCATAGGGCCCGGTGAAGGGCGTGTTGAGCCAGTCGCCGAGGCCGCCCAGGCCAAGGCCGCTAAAGAGGCTACCACCACCGATGCTGTCGGCCGAAGGCATGGCAATGCCCCCGCCTCCGACGCTCCCACTCCCGGTCACCGACGAACCGAAGCCCATCTGCTGGGCCACCGCCGGCGAGACCACGCCGAGGCTGCCCAAGCCCTGGACCACGACGCTCATCAAGGGCCGGATCGTCGCGAGGGCCAAAAACTCCGCCACCATGCGCCGGATGGTCGTCTTGAAGATGTCGCCCAGGGCCTGGAACGACACCTGCCCGCTCTGCAGGATCCGGTCCCAGGCGTCGGCGCCGGCCGTCTGGATGTTGCGGAACGCCTGTTTGAGCGGCTCGGTCCAGAGTTCGTTGGCGCGCTTCAGCTCCTCGGCCTGGCCTTTGAGCCTCTCGTTCTGCTCGATCGCTTCCCCGCGCGCTGCAATGGCCGCCCGTTCGGCCTCGGTCGCGACGCCGATGCCTTTCAGCTCGAGCTCCTGCTTGAGCCTGATCTGGGCGATGACGACGGCGCGCGTCTCGGTCGACTGATCGATCAGACGGTTCTCGGCCGCCAGAAGCTCATTGGCCTTCTGCAGACTGGACGTCTCGATGTTGAAGTCTTTCAGGCTTTTAGCGCGCTCGGTGGCACGCTGCTGATCTTCTATCCTCTTCGTCAGCTCCTCGACCGAGAGACCCGCCTTGTGCGCCGAACTGGCGTAGGCGTCCTGGACCTCCTTGACCGCCTTGAAGCGGAGCTCGAGGTCGGCGACGGCCCGGCTACCCTGGGCCGAGACGTCGGCGAGCGCCTGCGCTGTCTCCATCGCAAGCTCGGTCTGACGTTTCAGCTTGTCGACCGAATCTTCGGAGCTGCCGCCGCCGGATTTGACCGGCGGATTGAAGATGCCCGGCCGAGGGCCGTCCTGCGCCGGCAGGCCATCATTGACGACCGCCCAGGCGGTGCCGTTGGACGCTTTGCCAACCGGACTGCGCTGGCGGGTGTAATAGGCCTGAGTGTCGGCGCGCGCCGTCTCGGCGGCCTGCGTGATGCCGCCAACAAAATCGGTGACGCTGGCACCGCCTCCCGGGATCCGACCGAGAGCGATCGCATCACCCAAGCCGAACGTAGAGAACTCTTTCAGCTTGTTCAGCACCTGCTCGGCGCCGGCGAGCACGCGGTTAAAGGCGTCGATCCAGAGTTTAACCACCTGCTCGGCGGCGCCCCGGAAGACTTCGACGACGCCCGCGCCTACGCCCGCCATGTTCGACACGGCGTTCTCCACCCAGGACTGGAAGTCGCGCTCCCACTGGTAGCCGCCCCCCGAACTGCGCGTTGCCTGCTGCGCCAGAATCTTGCGGTAGGCATCGATGGCCTTGTCGGCCATGTCGAGAATCGCGACCGCCATCTCGGCAAAGAACGCCCGCGAGCGGAGCTTGCCGCGCTCGAAGGCATCGGACAGCTGATCTAGCCGCTTGACCACGTGCTCGTCGACCAGGGCCCCGCCCTTGCGGGCTTCCTCGCCCATGAAGCCAAAGCCCCGGGCGATATCCTGCAGCACGGGTTGGAACCGCGTCCCCGCCTTGCCGAAGAACTCGACCGATGTTGCCGCACGCCGGGCGGGGTCTTCGATCGCCAGGATCGCTCGGGCGACATCGCTCATGATGTCCTCGGTCGGCCGCAGGGTCTTGTCGACGTCGAGTATTCTGACGCCCAGATGATCGAGGGCCTCGATCATCTCCTTCGAACCGTTGGCGGCCTCGCCGATCTTCTGGCTGAACTTGGCGGCGCCCGTCTCCAGCTGCTCCAGTTTGAGGCCGTTCTGAATGCCCGAGAACTGCAGCGCCTGTAGTCCCTTGGTCGTGAGCCCCAGCTGCTCGGCCAGCTCGTCCAGGCCGCCCACCGCTTCGACCGCGGCCTTCGCCGTCTCGACGAGGCGCGCCGCCATCTCGGCGAGCATGAGGGCCAGATGCGCCTTGATCATGCCGCCGACGCGCCCCAGCGACTGCTCCATGCGCGCCATGGCGCTGTCCAGGGAAGATGTGCTGCGCTCGATCTGTTCCAGCGCCCTCTGCGCCGCCCGCCCCCCGTCGACGGCCTTCGAGCTGTCGATGACGAGCCGGATTATCCTGGTTTCTTCAGCCATGGATCAGCGTTGCCTGCTCATGCCCCTGGCAGCGCGAACCGCTGCATCCGTCTGCTTGCGCTGCTCAGTCGCGACCCAGAAGTCGTCGATGCCGGAGACGATCTCCACGAAGTCGGCCAGTTCCTCACCGGAGAGACGAAGGGCCCTGCCATACCGCCGGATCGCCTCACGCGAGATCGGCTGCGGCAGCACCAGGCCGCCGCCCATGCCAAGGGATAGCGACACCAGGGTCCGGTCCCTCGTCAGGTACTGAAAGGCTTCCCAGTAGGACGCCGTCTCGATGTCGGGTTGCGGCCGGGACAGCAGGCGGTCGACGAACTCGGCATCGCCCGCCCGGGCACGATCGCTCCAACCCGCGATCTCGGAAGCGTTGGCGCTGTCCCAGCGGATCAGTTTTTTGCGTGGTCGACGATCGCTTCGATGCGCTGGCCGCGGAAGTTCTGCGTCTCGTAGACGACCGCCTGCAAGGCGGGGATCGCGTCGTCGGCCTCGATCAGGAATTCCATGCACGCATCGGTGCTAAACGGGATGGCATTGCCGTCCTCATCGACGACGCCGCTCCAGTCCTTGACCAGCATGCAGGCGAGCTGCTCGGCCAGGAAGCGCTTTACGCGCTCGTCCGAGGCGTGGGCGCGGCTCAGCCGCTTCAGCTCTGTCAGAAAATCCTCGCCGCCGCGCCGCCAGGCCGGATTGGCGTCCGAGGCGCAGAGCGCGATCAGCGAGATGCCGCCGGGCAGGCCGATCTCGGTGCCGCTCTCGCCTTCGATCTCGCGGTTGCGCTTCAGCTTGTCGATATTGCCGAACTTGAATTGGCTCATGTCTTGCTCCGGGGAGTGAGATGCCGCAGGAAACTGCGGATTTTGGGGATCATGCTTCTCGCGCGAGTTCCTTCGCGATCCAGTCGGCCGCGTCCTCCTCGGACACTTTGATCGTCTGGCCCTGGGCGTAGCGCTCCTTCCGCTCGGGCCTGCCCTCGCCTTCGGACACGAAGCGGTGGAACGTCTGAAGAATGACGACGGAAGTTTCCATGTGGGTCTCCAGTGCCGCGATTACGGCGCATTGCGGGTGAGCTTCATCGCCGACGCATCGGTGGCGTAGTACTTGCCGAGGAAGTTCAGGGTGACCGCGTGGACGCCGGTCTGGCCGGGATCGTCGACGTTCGGGTTGAAGACGTCGCAATTGCCCAGCACGAGCCGGTCCTTGAAGTTCATTGTGGCGCCGATCGTGATGTCGAGGGTCTGACCGGTCTGCTTGACGACGAAGGCCGAGTAGTCGGCGAGGGCGTTGAAGTAGACCTCGACCACACCCTGCACGTTGAACTCGCCCAGGCCGATCGAGAAGGGATCGGCCGAACCGAAGGCGTACTGCTGCTGCAGGTTGTTCGAGATCTGCACTTGCAGCGAGCGGACCTTCGGCGAGGCAAGGCCGAACAGGCTGTTGACCACGATGTCGGCCGGTGTCGAGGGATCGTAGGCCGGCGTCGGCGCCGCATAGGTCGATGAGGCGATCGCCGTCGTCGCCGTGGTCTCGCCCAGGGCCAGCAGCGAGAAGTTGATCTGGCCCGGGTTGCCGTTCTGGAAGTTGATAGAGACGTTGTCGACCATGCAGCCCGTCAGGCGGCGATAAGGATCGGTCGCGCCGCCCTCGTACTTCTCTTCCAGGGTGAACGTCGTGCCGGTTCGTACCGAGCCGACTTTGAGGACATTGGACACCCAGGGGCTGCCGAAGAGCGAGGCCCACAGAACGTCGCTGGCCGCGTCCCGGACCCAGGGCATCTCGATCTGCTTGGGATAGGTCGCGACACCCTGCACCATCGAGGCGGCCTGGCGATCGGAACGCCGCTCGGGCGAGCGGGTGTTGGGGCGTTGCGGCGCGCCACTGACACGGATGTCGCGGGCGAGCAGGAAGGCCGGCGTCGCCGGCGTGGTTCCGACGGTCGCTTCGGCGATGACCGCTGTCTGTTTGTTGGCGCTGTCCAAGAGGCCTTCTCCCAAATTTTAGACAACAAAAAGCCGCCCGGTGGGCGGCGATCAGATGCGTCCGGCGGCGCGTGCTCTACCGGCTCAGCCGACGTTATAAGTCTCGTAACCGAGGGCTACGGCTTCGACCCACAGTCCGGCCTCGTCGTGCCCGCCGCCCATGGGGGCGGTGGAGACGATGCGAACGGTGCCGTTACCGGCAGCGAACCGGTCGTTACGGAACCGGGACCGCAGGGCGCCGGCATAGGACTCGGCCAGATTGCGCATCGCCATGCCGGCGCCGAGCCGCGTCTTTACGTAGAGCGTCACCTGGCCCTGTTCGTGCCAAAAGTTCAGTCCTGGCGCACCGAACGTATACTGATCCTCGCTGCCCCCGGGAAAATCCAGCGCCACGAACCCCTGCGAGACGTCCGGGTTCTCGCCGACGTTATGAAGGTCAACGATCGGCCAGCCGATGCCGAGGTCCGCCAGCCAGACGACGAGCCGTTCGCGGAACGCCATGCGCAGGGGGTCGCCGACGACAAGGCCCGTGGCCGTCGCGCCCAGCGGCACGCTGGCGATCGGATGAACGCCATACATCATGTCCTGACCCTAGTTGGGCAACCCCGTGGGCTTGATGAAGAACTGCAGCGCCGGATACACTTGGTCCCGCTGGACGCGCCGGGCGCCCCGTTTGCCCCACACTTTGAGCCCGATGTTTAGGTTCACGTACTTGAAGTCGAAGAACAGCGCCTTGCCGAACCGGTTGACCAGCGCCCGCAGAACGACTCGATAGACGCCGCTCCTCGCCTGCCGACTGAGGGCCGCCCGCTTGCCGCGGCCGGTACGCTTGTTCGCTGTCGCCCCCTCGATCTTTCGGGCGTAGGGCTGCGGATTGACGATCTGGACACGATCCGTCGGCCGAACGTTGCGCAGCGCACCCCAGATATTGCCCTGTACCTCGGCACCGTTGATCATCACGGTGTGCGAACTGGCATATCGCCCCGTCAGCACCGGGCTCTTCTTCTGCAATTCGGTCAGCGCCCAGCGAACCGCCTCCGCCATGCTGGTGCGCGCTGCGAACTCGATCCTGCCGAACGGCCTTACCTGCAGATAGTCGCGCCGTGGCATGCCGTCGGTGATCACCACCGGCTCGGCGTCGAAGCCATTGGCCACCTCCTGACGAAATGCGCGCTCGGCGGTTTCTATGGTGGCAGCCTTGACCCAGTCGGAGATGCTGCGGCCGAGTTGCTCGGTCGTGATGCCCTCGACAATGACGGGCATGTCAGCCCGCGACCAGCAACTCATAGAGCGCGACAGTGCCCGCGTCGCCCAAGGGACGGGCGTCCAGAATCGACCGCTCCCGGCCGTCGATGACGATGCTGTCGTGGCGAACCGGTGCCTTGTTTGTCCAGGCCGACGATGACAGTTCTGTCGTGCCGATCTTCACCCGGAACTCCTGCTGAACGGCCGAGCCACCGACATCAACCGTCGAACCGACGAGACGCTTACCTTTCAGGACAACGGTTGTGGGCTCGCTCGCCCGCTTCAGCACCATGGTCTCGCCGTGCAGCGCGATCAGGCGAGCAGCGTTCCGGACGACGTCGACGGCGCTCATCCCGCACTCCACACGCGATAGGGCGACAGGGCCACCTCCAGAGAACGAAGCAGGCCACTCTCGCCGATGCTGTCGCCCCCGGCGACGGCGTAACTGCCGGACCAGACATCCGGCGTATTCTCCGAGCGAAGCGCAGGGTCACGGTCGGTGGCCAGGTACTTCATCTTGACCTGTTCGATCACCTGCCCCTCGAGTTCGGCCGGCACCTCCGCGGGCAGTGACCAGCCGGCCGTCCAGGACACCACGATCTTGCCGGGCGACCAACAAACCACGGTGTCGTCAGCCATTCTCTCCAGCATGCCGCCGCCGACGAGGCGGAAGTCGGTGTTCATGGCGAGACCGATCCCATCCTCCACGACGCTGCCCACCGTCGCGATGGGTGTCCGCCACGGCAGGATCAGGACAGAACCACGGTCCATTTCGGCGCTCAGCCAGGTAGCCCGCAGCACTTCCTGACCAAAGGTCGGGACTGTGCCGGAAGCGGAGCGCGCCAGATTGGCGAACCGGACACATTCCCCGCTGACAGCATCGATGATGCTCTCGATCAGCGTGGTGTCGTCGGTGCCGAGCCGCAGCGCCAGCTGCACCTTTGCCGCCGTCGTTAACCTTCGGGCCACCGCGGAGACTGTCGGCGTGATGACCTCGAACTGCGGCGGATTCACCGGCTCGCCGATCGCCGCCGCGGAGGTTCGTGCTCCGTCGGTGCAGCGCCCAACGCCTCTGCCCACCCCTCGGCAACAGCGACCCTCGCGAGATCTCCCTCGACCAGCTCCGACACCTCGAACTGCCGCGGATGAAAGGCGCCATCCGGCGCCCCCACGAATGCCTTGATGACCTTCGCCTTCATGACTGGCTCCTCATGCAATCAGAGCCGATCAGGCCGGCGGGTTAGCCGTCGGCCGATTCCGGGGATGGCCGAGGACCCAGACGCCCGCGACGAAGGCATTACCGGTGTTGGCCGCCGGCGTGATCGTCACCCGGACGTATCGCTTCGGCCCGCGGTAGCCGATCTTGAACACCTTGTCGTCGTCGCTGAACAGGAAGCTCGCCTGGGTTTCCAGCCCGATCAGCTGGTCGTCAGGAACCGCGCCTGCGTCGGACAGGTTGGCCGCATCGCCATGCTCCACCAGGGTGGTGAAGGTGGCGTCCGCATCGGCGAGCGCACCAGTCAGGATGACAAACTCGGCGGCCTCGTAGCCGAGAAGATCGGCGATCTGCGAGACGAAGGGCGTGTTGTCGACGACTGCCGCCGCGGGGCTGATGCCACGACGGACGTGCAGGTTGTTGTGAATATCGCGCGCCATGGCGCTTTCCTTTCCGGGAATCGTGAAGGTGAGGAGAGAGCGGCGCGACCGTAGCCGCACCGCCGTCGATCAGGTCGAGCACTTCAGCTTGCGGATGGCCTCGGCCAGCACGATCTGTCCGCCGATGCGGCGATAGAACAGGAAGCGGATGTTGCCGCTGGTGGCCTGGGTGTAGGGATCCCGCAGCATCGACATGGCGATGCGATCCACCATCGTGTAGGCGCGGGCGAAATCGCCGTAGACAATCGGGAAGGTGTTGGCCCCCTCGTTCGGCATGTCCGGCACCTCGACGTATGGGTCGCCGTCGATCGTATTGGGCTGCCCCTGCGCCAGGCCGGGCATCCAGATGTACTGCCTGTTGGCGTCCTTGAGCTTTCGCACCGAGCCCATCGTGGTCCGGTTCAGGGCCCACTTGGCGTTGCGCGCATAGCCGCTCTTCAGTGCGTATTTCAGCGTGAGCAGCCCGTCGCCCTGGCCGTTCGCGTCCGCGATCGTGGCTGCCGTGCCAGAGTTGGTGGACGCGATGTCGGTATTGACCAGCCAGCCCTCGGGCTTGCCCACGGCGTTGCCGCCGACCACTGCCAGCCCCTCGGCCACGGCGAACTGCTCCTCGGCTTCACCGCGGATCTCCGCCTCGAGGTCGAACGCCGTGTCCTCCAGATTCTGGTGGCTGATGTCGATCAGGGCGAACATCTCGTGCGTCGGGATCTCGACCATGCCGTAGGCCAGGCCCGTGGTCTCCGAGCGGGTCCCCTGCTCGGCTACCCACTGGGCGGCAAACTGGCCGGTGCGCCTGGGCTGCATCCGCGACTTGTTCGCCGTCGGCTTGACCGACACCAGCGAGCGAACCGGGCTCACCAGGGTGATGCCCTTGATGATGTCGGCCACATACTCCGCCGGCGCCAGGTAGCCGCCGGTCGTGTCATTGCTGACCGACAGCGACTTGAACTCGGCCGTCGCCCGGGCGATCGCCTTGGCTTGGGGCTCCGGCAAGTTCGGCACGCCTGTCGTGTAGGCGCCAATGACGCCGCGGGCCCAGTCGTTGAAGTAGGTCTTGCGCTCGACGCGGGCCTCCTCCGAGCCGAGACCGGGGCGCTGGAGTTTCAGCTGCAGCCGGTCGAGCTGCGTCTGCATCTCCTTTTCGCGCTCCATGCGTTTGGCTTCGATGGCCTCGGCATTGACCAGCTTCTGGTTGACCGTCTCGAAGCCCGCGAGTGTGGCCTCGATGCGCGAAAGCTTCTCCTCGGTCAGCGGATCGGCCTTGCCCGTGGTCTCGATCTCCCGGAGCCGCTGATCGTTGGTCTTCTTATACTCCTCGAAGCCGGTCATCAGCGGCGTCACGATCTTCTTGACCTCGGCCAGCACGGCCGGGAGGTCGCTGGCTTCCTTGCGCTCGAGCGCGTGCGCGCGCCCGAAGGCGCGGTTGTGTTCGTGCATGTTGTCCTCGGAATCAGGTGGTGCTGAAAAGACTCTCGGCCTGCCGCTGCAGGTCCAGAAGGTCGTCCATCCCGCCCTCGTCCCGAGGATTCGGATTGGCCTTGTAGCCGCCGCTGGCGATGGCCCGGGCGGCGGCATGCGAGAACCCGCCTGCGTCCCGCAGGAAGGCCTCGAAGTCGCGAATGGTGCGGATTCTGGAGGCTGCCTTGGCATCCTCGATCCCGGCGAGCGGGTTCATGCCCCAGAGAACCGGGCCCACCTCGTAGAGCTCGACCTTGGTGATGGTCCTGAACGGGTCGGTGGCCACCTTGCCATAGGCAAAATCCACCGCCGAATAGGTGATGGACATGGCGTCGATCGAGCCATTGCGCAGGCCGGCGAGCAGCGTACGCCCCCGTTCCGTGTCGATCGGGTCGAGTTGGCCCTCGACCTTCAGACCGTGGGCGTCCTCTTCCATGGCCGTCCAGTAGCCGACCGGCATCTTGTCCTCGGCCGCCGCGCCCAGCCCGTGCTGCCAAAGCATCTTCGGCAGCTTGCCGCGCGCCTTCCAGCAGGACAGCGAGGCCGCGAAGGCGCCTTTGATCAGCACATCGCCGCCGTCATCGACGTTGCCGAACACGGCGCCATAGCCCGAGAAGGATCCTGGAGGCCCGTCCTTGGCGAACTTGATCTCGAACGGCCGCGTTGCCGTGCGCCGCATGGTCAATTGCCCCCAGCCGATGGCGGCGCCGCGCGCTCGCCTTGTGTCGCCATGTTCAACGGCAGCAACGGCGCTTCCAGCCCGTCGATCGGGTTCAGGTCCTCGAAGCGGCGCGCTTCATTGCGGGTCAGCCAGCCGTTCGTGATGCCGCTGGCGTAGAAGTTGGCGCGCGCCGTGTTGTCGCCACGCAGCAGCCCCTGCAGCGAGAACTTGGCAACGATGTTGTCCTCGTCCGGGAACAGGTCGCGCGCCAGCGACTGCTCCCAGTTCTCGATCCACGGCGCCAGCGTATGGATCACGTGCGCCAGGAAGAACGCCTCGGCAGACGCGAAGGTCGCCGTCTTGTCGGCGTAGCCCACCATCTGCGGGAATACCTTCAGGTCCCGGCAGATCTCCTCGATCTGGAAGCGCCGCGTGTCCAGATGCTCCGAATCGACGCCCTTCATGGCGAGCGGGGTCCACGTGCTGTCCATGTCCAGGACCGCCGTCTTGAACCGGTTCTGCAGGCCGCCTTGGTACTGCGTCCAGGCTTCCTTCAGCCGCGCCCGTGCCGCGTCATCCAAGCTGCCCTTCACCGACAGAACGCCGCCAGGCTGGGTGCCGTTGGCGTGGAGCGCCGCATGCGTCTGCTCGGTTGCGATCGCCAGGCCCACGGCCTCACGCGCCACCTGTAGCGCGTCAAGCCCGGCCGTACCCGTCCAGCTCGGGCCTCGCAGGTGGAACACGTCCTCGCGGGGCAACATGGTGGTGTGACCGCCGAGGTCCGTCACCCGGTAGGTGAGCGTGTAGTCAGCCGCCTGCGCGATCGTATAGCTGCCAGGCACCAACGGAATCAGCTCCCGCGGCGCGCCACGAATCCGGCCGATGTAGGCGCAGCCGTTCCCGAGCAGAACGGCATGGAACATCATGACCTGCCGGAACTCGAACGAGGTCATCCACTCGTTTGGCCGGCGCGATAGCAGCCGGTAGGCTGGATGGTCCTTCGCCAGTTCCTTCGAGCCGTCGGCCTTCTCCCGGTACAGTTTGAGCGGTACTTGGGCGATGCCATCGGCCAGCACCCGCAGGCAGGCGAACACCGTCGAGACCTTCAGCGCGCTGTCGACGTTCACGGCAATGCCCGAGCGAGCATTGGGCTGGCCAAACAAAGCCGACCAGGTCAGGCCGGACATATCGGCGGCCTTTACCTCCCGGCGACGCAGACCCGAGGCCAGCGAGCCGAACAGTCCTACCATTAGCCGTCCGAGCGATTGCCGAGCGCCACCAACAGGACGCCGACGATGAGCAAAAAGCCGCCGGTGATGAAACCGGCAGGTGGGTAGATCAGCCAGGCCCCGTAGGAAACGAGGCCGACACCGCCAAGGCCGGCAATATCGCGGACAAAGCCAGGCACTCCGGCCGCGACCGAACGCAGGGCGGCAGCGAGCATTGTCATCATGGTTCCCTCTACAGGACGAGCAGTTCGTTCGACCTCAGATACGACTGGCCAGTGGCCTGAGGATTCATGGCCATCAGGGCAACCGCGTTGAAAGCCGCCATCAGCGGATCGATCTTCGCCGTACCCGACGCCTGCTTCGTGATGACGATCGCATTTCCCTTGGGCTCGACTTTTGCGTTCCCCACCGCCCAGGCCATCAGTCCCATCCCACCATGGATCAACGTGCCGTCGGCCAGCTTGCGCTCTGCCGTCTTGATCGCACCGGTGAGCTTCCAGCCCTGCGTGATACCAACCACCCGGTCGTTACCCGCGATCCCGACCTCAGCCAAGGCGTCTACGATGGCGCCGACGCCAAATGGATCGAGGCCGACCGAGCCCAGCTTGCCGCTCTCGTCGATCTGCGCGGCCAGGGCTGCGATCTCGGCGATGTCGTTGCCGAGGTTGGTGACGATGCGTAGATCGCCGGCGGCCTCGAAGTCGCGAAGCACTGAGGCCTCGCCCTTGCGCCGCTCCAGCACCGAACCGTGCGCCCAGGCGCGCGACCACAGCAGCCACTGCCGAGTGATGCTGTCGCGGCCCAGCACCGCCAGGCCCAGCAGATCGTCAAGCCCGCCGCCGTCGATGCCGATCACCACCACCTCGCTCCGCTCGAGCAGGGTGTCCAGGGTGAGTGACCTCTCGGCCGCCCGCTGCCATAGATCGGCGCCGACCCAGCGATCGGAGCGCAGCGCGAGGCCGATTTCTATGTTCAGGTGCTGGGAGGCCCAGCGGATGATCTCGCCCTGGCCTTTAGCCCTGGCCTGCGCCCAGTCGTCCTCCAGCCGCTTGATCGTGACCGAGCGGTCCCGATTCGGCGTCACCATCCACCACTTGCTGGAATCCTGCCATGCCGGCGGATCGGCCGGATCGTTGGCGATGTCCTCCGGGAACTCGTAGAGCACCGGGAGCATCGCTCCCTGGGCTTTACCGTCTCGAATGGCGCGCGCCACCATCAGCTCGGCTCGGAACGCCCCTCGCGGCGGCTCGTCCGACTGCGTCGTGATGAACACCAGGAAGCCCTCGGGATTGGGCAACAGCCCGCCCCGCAGCTGGCCGATGATCCGCTCGGCCGCCGCCACCTTGGCGATCTCGTGCAACTCATCCAGCAGCACGCCGGTCGGCTTCACCCCGGTCAGCACCGTGGTGTCGAATGCCTTGATTTCCAGCGTCGCCTTGGTCCGCCGGTCCGTGATCTTGCGCAGGTGCTCCTGCACGTGCAGGCGCTTCCTGAGAAACTCGTCCGGATCCTTGTCGACCATTCCCAGCGCCTGGCTAAAGGCGATGTGCGCCAGCGACACCGTTGGCGCCACTAGCAGGAACTCAGCCCGCGGACGCTCGTTCATCAGCAGCGTCGTCACCATCAGCGCCGCGGCATACGACGTCTTTGAACTCTTCTTCGGCGCCAGCAGGAAGATCTCCCGGATCATCCGCTCCCGGGCTACCGGATCGAACGAGCCGTGCAGGGCGCCCACGATCTCGCGGAACCAGTCTGCACCCGCTTCCGCCAAGGCCGGCGTGCCGATCACATCTGGCAGCCGCAGCTTGTTGAAGATCGCAATCGCCCGGTTAGCCTGGCCGCGATTGAGGTGCGGCAGATCGGGCAACAGCGATCGCCCCGTCCGAATGCGTTCCCGCCAGTCCGGTACGGCAAGCGACCACGGCTCCATGTCAGTTGACCAGGCGGCCCCACTCGCTGTCCGCGCCTGCCGTCAGCGCGTCGCGCTCGGCAGCCTCTTTCTTACCTAGAGGCTCTTCCACGCGCTTCGGCGCGTACTCCGACCAGCCGGCGCGCACCTTCAGCCAGAAGATCGCCGCCGACAGGCCTTCCCGCGTCGGCTTGCACGCCATGGTGAACAGGTTCTGCGCCACCTTGGCCGTAGCCTTGATGCCTCCCAATTCGATCTGGTCGGCGTAGTGGAACCGGAGCGTCTTCGGGTCGATGCCGACCAGGCGAGCGATTTCGTCCTGGGGGATGCCGAAGCCCGAGAGCGATTCCACGAGTTTGCGGGAGTCGTCGGTCGGCACATGCGCGGGCCGGCCGACCTTTGGATGAGTCACTGAGAATGCCTGTGCTATTAGAAGTATCGAACGAGAGGAGAATCTTCCCGTGCCGTTCGCGCGACCCTCAAGGATCTGAGAGATGAGAACAACCGGTCGAGATATGCAGCTTGCTCGCCAGGTCGGCGAACACCTCGTGGCAGCCGAGCTAGGGAGACGAGGCTTCGTCGCGGCTCCTTTCGCCGGCAATGTACCGATGTTCGACCTGCTCGCTGCCAATGCGGGCGGAAAAGCCGTCCCGGTTCAGGTCAAGACAATTCGCGGTGGATCCTGGCAGTTCAGCATCGACACCTTCCTGAAGATTGTGTTTCAGGGGCGTCGGCAGGTAGTGCGCGGCAAGAAGCGTCTGCCGGTTCCTAACCTCCTATGCATCTTCGTTCTGCTGATCGAGCAAGGATCAGACGAATTCTACATCTTTCCGCTCCGGGAGCTGCAGAATCACTTCCTGCGGAGCTACAAGGGACGCGAACGCCCGAAAAACTACCAATCCATGCACTGCGCCGTGAGTCCGAAAGACCTCAAGAAGTTCGAAGGAAAGTGGAAGCTGGTCGAGAAAGTCTTGGGTCCCCCTAAGGCCGCCATTTAGAGCTGCTCGAAGTCAGCACTTGTATCGGCATGCGCCGCGCGGCGACCGCTCACCTTCTCCCACCGCCGAACAATGACGTCGACGTACCGGGGATCGAGTTCCAGAAGCCGCGCCTGGCGGCCCGTTCGCTCCGCCGCGATCATCGTCGTTCCAGAACCGCCAAACAGATCGAGCACGATGTCCCGGCTCTTCGAAGAATTACGGATCGCGCGTTCGACCAGCGCCACCGGCTTCATAGTCGGGTGCAGATCGTTCTTGTGGGGCTTGTCGAACAACCAGACATCCCCTTGATCTCGCGCGCCGCACCAATAATGGTCGGTGCCGTCCTTCCAACCATAGAGAATGGGCTCGTACTGCCGTTGGTAGTCGGCGCGGCCGAGCGTGAACGTGTTTTTGGCCCAGATCACGAAGGTCGACCACTTGCCGCCGGCCTCGCGGAACGCCTTCTGCAGTGTGTCGAGTTCCGATGACGACATGCAGATGTAGACGCCGCCCTTGGTAACGGCGAGCACGTTGGCACTGGCGGCCTGGAGCAAGGCGCCGAACCCATCGCCCAGCGCATCGTTCAGGATCGGCCGGTTCTTGCCACGCAGCTTGTCCTTGGCCGAGTTGGCATAGTTCACGTTGTAGGGCGGATCGGTGAACGCCATGTCGGCCAGTTCGCCGTCCAGCAGCTTCTCGACATCGGCACGGACCGTCGCATCGCCGCACAGCACTCGGTGCTCACCGCAGATCCAGAGATCGCCCGGACGGCTGATTGGCTCGGCCGGCGGCGCGGGGGCCTCGTCGGGGTCGCCGTCGTCGTCGTCGGCGCCGAGCAGCAACTTCTCCAGCTCGAGTTCGCCGAAGCCGGTCAACCCGAGGTCGACGCCCAGGCCCTTCAGCTCACCCAGTTCGAGCCGCAGCAACTCCTCGTCCCAGCCGGCATTCAGCGCCAGCTTGTTGTCGGCGATGACGTATGCTCGCCTCTTGGCTTCGGACCAGCCGGTCGCGACCATCACAGGGACCTCGGGGAGCCCCAGCCTCTGAGCCGCCAGCACCCGACCGTGGCCGGCGATGATGGTGCCCGCCTCGTCGATCAGCACCGGCACCGTCCAACCCCATTCGCGGATCGACGCCGCGATCTGGGCGACCTGCTCGTCCGAGTGCGTCCGGGCATTGCGCGCAAACGGCACCAGTGCCGCCACGGGCCAGCGTTCGACAGCGTCGGCTGGCCACCTGGCCTCAGTCTCGGTGACCGCGCCGGATTCTTTGCCCGTACGGCGGCTTGTCACCCTCTTGGCGGTCATTGTTCCCTTTCAGGTCGAGGCCCTGTACGGGCGAATTCCTGGCGGTATTGGCGGGCGGGAAAAATTCTCTGCGCGAGCCCCCGTCCGGCAGCGCGCCCCAAAAGTCCCCAGGATCAGAGGCCCCCCGGCCTCCGGGCCGTGCGCTTCGCGCGCTCTGCCAAGGTCTTGAGGCTGTGGTGCGACGCGCAGAGCAGCCAGACGTTCGTGCGCTCCAGCGGCGCGCCACTGTCTTTCAGTTCGACGATGTGGTCGACGAACATGCGACGCTCAACGCGACCGCATCCGTCCACCTGACAACGTCCACCTGCTTCACGTCGGACACGATCGCGCAGCGCGATCCATGCCGGCGACGAGTAGAACGGTTCCGCGATCTTGGGCGGCAGGGCCGCCGTGCGCAGATCCGCCAGCCCGACGCGCGGCTGCAGCGCTTGTAATCCCATGATCGTATTGCTCCCAACAAAGCAATCAAATGATCCGCGCATTCGCTTGGCTCGTGCCGTGATTGAAGGGCTTATCCGGTCACCGACAACGGAGACCGACATGAGCCGCACCGCCCTCGACGCCTACATCGCCAAGAAGATCGAGATCGACACGATGCTCGCGCGCCTCAAGGCGCTGAGCGATGAGCACTTCAACGTCGCTCCTGACGAGATTGACTGGGGCCACGTCGGCTCCCTCGCCCCCTACGCCGAACTGCTGAAGCGCATCACCGACAGCGCCTTCAAGGAAGGCGAGCACGCCGAATAGCGCGACGCGCAACGTCATCGCCCCGTGTTGCCGAGGCAACCGGGGCTCGGGCCCGTAGCAGGGCTGCGATGGTCATGGCCCGCTTCATCGAAGGGTCCACGTCATGTCGAAAGCTTCAACCGCCACACGCACCAGCAAGAATGCCGCGCGCACCAAGGGTGCCGCCAAGCCGAAGGCAGCAACCAAGCAGGGCAGCACGCCGCGCACTGACAGCAAGCAGTCTCAGCTGATCGCCATGCTCAAGCAGCCGGGTGGCGCAACCATCGTCGAGATCGCCAAGGCGCTCGGCTGGTTGCCGCACACGGCACGTGGAGCCATTGCCGGGGCACTAAAAAAGAAGCTCGGCCTCAAGGTCGAGTCCGAGAAGGCCGGCGATCGCGGTCGCGTGTATCGGCTTGCCGAGTAGCGGCTGATGTACCGCATCATCCTGCGCTCGGTCGGCAACCCGGACTTTGGTCAAGACCCGTATCAGCCGATGTCCCCGACAGAGGAGATCATGGTCGATACCCTGCAGCAGGCAGCCGAAGCCGCCCGCGCCTACATCGTGCGCCATGACCTCGGTGGCGGGAACTTCCCATCACCGCACGTGTTCAAGGGCGATCAGCTCGTCGCCCGAATCTCCTACAACGGTCGCATCTGGCTGCCGTCGGAAGGCGGCTGGAGCGACAACCACCCCGACGACTGGAGGCACTGGCGGGAGGCGCCCGGATAGTCCCGCCGCCCAAGAGCGGTTCGATCAATCAGCCGGTGGTCGCGTCAAAGCGTGACCACCGGTATATCGTTCGCATTGGGGTGCTCCCCACCTCGCGCGCCTCTCGCGATCATAGCAAGAAATCTACCCTGTCCGGCCGAATCCGTCTGCGCGAAAAGTGTCTGCAAGTGAAGTTTGCCACGCAACGCCCAACTGGCACTAACGCACCTGATCGAGAAACCCCACTCCAATTCCCTACAGCACCAATGGGTGCCATACCGACAAATCACGGCTGAAGTTCGATCTCTCCGGGCCGCCAGGTCTTGTTGAACCAAGGCTCCAACGGACCGTAGAGGCGCAGGATCATGAACCAGCCCTTGTCCGGAATCGTCTGCACCCAATTCTTTTCCATGCCAGGCGGGGCCTTCGGGCCGAACCAGACGTCCACCGAGCCGTCGGCATTGGTTTTGAAGCCCTGGTTCTGGCTGCTCACGCTGGGCGCCTGCTGGTCAGTCTGCAGCATCGAGCGCGTCTGGTTGTCGTAGACGATCACCGACCAGAAATCCTTCACCGGGATGTTCGGCGGCAGGCGTAGCTTGTACATCTTGCCGCCGTCGAAGGGGTTGCCCTTCGAATCCAGGGAGGTCCACGGGTACTGTGAGCCCTGGCCGACCATTTTCTCTTCCATCGCCGGCGTCACGCCGGTGGCGAAATAGTAGAAGAACGCAGCTCCATCCAGGTTGGCAACGCCCGGCGCGACTTCGAACTTGTAGCCACCGAAGAACGGCAGGCGCCATGAGCTGTTGGGGTAGAAGAAGGCGGCCGGCTCACGCATCTTGAAGGCGAGCGTTCGCGCCGTCACCGCACCGATGTTGGCGGCGTCGGTCAGGATCTTCTTCATTCGCTCGTCGGGATTGAAGGGCTTGCCCTTGACGATGCCGATCGAAGCGAACAGGCCAAGCGTGGTGGGATCGGAGCCCTCCGGCGGTTCTTCCTGAATCACCTGGTTCAGCAAGCTCCAGAACGAATAGTCACCCGGGGCGACGAAGTTCGCTGGTACGCCCGAGGCATTGGCAAACTTGATCGGCGGCGGGTTGGCCACGTCGGCTAACTGGTAGATCTTCAGGTGCTTCTTGACCGACTCCACCCCTGGCTTGGTTGAACCGTCAACGAGGAAGGAGCGGAAGGGCATCCAGTTGCCGTAGGTCTTCGGTCGTACGACGAAATAGCCTTCCGGGATCGCGCCCTGGTACCCCGGTGGAAGAATCAGGTACTTGCCGCCTTTGCCCTTGTCGGCACCCGTGATGCCAATGTCGACCACCCAGCGATACCAGAAGTCATCGATGGCTCCGAGGACCATAGGGGGGATTTCGACCACCAACGGCCCCTTCTTCGTATCGATCCAGATGAAGCAGTAGATCGTGTTGTCGTTTGCCGTCAGCTCCACGGTCTTCGGATCGACCAGGTTCTCCCAGATCACGTTGGTCTCGTTGTCGGGTCCGAATTTGCGAAGCGAATCGCGCATGCCTGCCTGGTTGACCATCGGGATGGCCAGCAGATAGGCCTGCAGCGCACGCGAGCGATCCAGGTTGTCGTAAATCTTCTCGATGGTGTCCGGCGCCGGGAAGCCGTCGGACAGGTTCAGCGTGCCGATCGAGGTATCGAGTCGGTTGGGCGTGGCCACGCCCGGCGCGATCGGCGTCGTCATCTTGAAGGTCTGGGCTGAAGCCGTCATGACGACGCTCGTGACAAGGGTTGTCACAGCCATCCACATCCGTGGTTTGCTAAACGCCATCTTTTCCTCTCCTCCTAGTGTTTGCCGGCACTGAATGCGCCGGACGATCGAGTTCAGGCACATTGGCCTGGGTCTCGGCAGCTTCGTCACGTTGCTCATCAGCACCCGAAAAAATGGTCGGAGCTGGCTATGCTTTTCTTACAATAATGTTACGGACCATCGCCGAGAGTCCTTGATGTAGCTCAAGCTGCTAACCAGCAGAGCAATCGATCCAAGAAGCTAAACCGGCCAGTCTGACGACCCGGCTAGATTTCGTAGTCTTGGCGAAGTCGACGCAATTGGCCCAAGTCAGGCTTGCCGGGAGGTGCCTAGCCCTGCTCAAGGGGCGCCGGCAGACGCCTCAGCGATAGACCAGTAAGGGAATGGCACTGTGGGTCATTACGTTTACGGCCTCGCTGCTGATCACCAGCGCACTGATCCCGCGCCTGGCATGCGAGGCCATAGTGATGAGATCACATCCTCGATCGGTCGCGGCCTCGATGATGCCACGGTACGGATACTCGTTCTCGACCTCGACGGTCTCGCAGGGCACGCCAAGGGCACCTGCCTTGCGCGCTGCCTCGGCGAGATGTCCCGCCGCTGCCACCTTGACCTCGCGTTCGTGGTCGGCTTGCG